CGATCAGGAGTTTGGTAATACGTTCTTTGGTACAGGCGATACACTTATTAATGCAGAAACACTTATGGGTTTACGAGCAAAAGATCCTATTCAAGTAAAAGGTGATGCACTAATATATGAGGAGGTTGTACCTAAACATGAATATGTTGTTGTAGTAGATGTTGCGAAGGGAAGAGGCCAGGACTATAGTACTTTTAACGTAGTCGACATTAGCACGAGGCCTTTTAAACAGGTTGCTGTTTATCGCAATAACCTTATCTCGCCTATTCTCTTCCCTGATTTTATTTATAAATTTGCAAAAGCCTACAACAATGCTTATGTGGTTGTAGAAGCAAATGATGCCGGGCAGGTTGTATGTAATGGATTATATCACGATTTAGAATATGAGAACTTTCATGTTGAGTCTGCGGTTAAGTCAAGCGGTCTTGGTATTGAAATGACACGTAAGGTTAAACGTATCGGTTGCTCATCATTCAAAGATTTATTAGAGAATAATAAGATAGACATTGTAGATCAGCAAACAATATTAGAAATATCTACATTCGAAGCAAAAGGTCAATCGTATGAGGCCTCACCTGGTAACCATGATGATTTAGTAATGAATCTAGTGATGTTTGGTTATTTTGCAGGTACAACATACTTTGGTGAATTAACAGATATTAATTTAAAAGAAATGTTATTTGACCAAAGGATGAAAGAGATAGAAGCAGATGTATTACCCTTTGGTTTTGTGGATGATGGTTTACCGCATGTGCCTGTTGTAGATGAAGATAGACGCCATTGGCAAATAGAACCTAGACCAGATCTAGACTTTTAATAAGTTATAAATAAGAACATAGTGAAAACCCGCCGTATTATGAGATATCTTATTATTTAAAAAGGAAAAAACACATGGCACTTGGAGTACCTTCATCAAGTCCTGCCGTAGTAATCAAAGAGATTGATGCTAGCACAAGTATTCGTACAGCTGCTACTACAATCGGTGGTACGGTAGGTGATTTTCGTTGGGGACCAGTGGGAGTACCTATGACTGTTGCAACAGAAACAGAACTAGTAAGTACTTTTGCCGCACCTGACGATGCAAACTCCGTAGAATTTCATAGCGCAGCATACTATCTAAGATATGCTGATAACATGAAAGTCGTACGGACAACAGACGCAAACGCAAAGAATGCTTATGACGCAGACTCTGCAACCGCCCCAGCTATTAGTAATCAAACAGATTGGGACGCACAAGAATCAACACTCGCTGGCGCAAATCATACTTTCATAGCAAAGTATCCTGGCGCATTGGGTACTGGTTTAACAATTTCAGTATGTCCAGCAGATGAGACAACCTTTAATGGTTGGGCATATAAATCAGATTTCGATACATTTCCCGGAACATCAACAGCAGCTACAGCTGAGGGTGCAACCAATGACGAAGTTCACGTAGCAGTCGTAGACGTTAACGGAAACTTTGGTCCAAAGGGCGGTGTTTTAGAAACTTTCCCACATGTATCGTTAGCAACAGATGCAAAAACACCAGACGGATCTACTAGTTATATCAAAGACGTCGTAAACGTAGGATCAAACTATGTTTGGATGGCTGGATTTGGTACAGCTGGATCTCGATTTGATGCAGACGCCGGAACAGCATTGGCAAGTGGTACAAACTACTTGACAACACCGGCTGCAGTCTTAAATATCGATCTAAGTGGTGGAGTCAATCAAAGCGCAAATACAGCAGGAACGTTACAAACAGCATTTGATGCCATGGAGGATGAAGATACAGTATCACTAGATATTATCTTTACTGCCGGTATGTCAGCAAGATCTGATCATGTAACTATTGTAAACGATATTACATCGACAGCAATTGCTCGTAAAGATTGTATAGCAGTAGCTTCACCCGCAAGGAGTGATGTTGTAGGAGTAGCTAATCCAGCTACAATGGTAACAAATACAACAACAACTGCAAAAGATTTTACATATGGATCATACCTAGTAGTTGACAACAACTTCTTAAAGGTATATGATAAGTACAATGACAAATACATTCATATTCCCGCTGCTTCTTCAACAGCTGGTATCATGGCCGCAACAGATAACAATGCTGCTCCATGGGTATCACCTGCTGGAACAAGACGTGGTAATTATTTAGGTATTACCTCATTGGCTTACTCACCAACAAAAGCTCAAAGAGATACACTCTATAAAGCTGCAATCAATCCAATTGCAAATATTCCTGGACAAGGAGTAATGCTCTATGGTGATAAAACACACATGAACAGACCATCAGCATTTGATCGTATTAATGTTCGTAGATTGTTTACAACCCTAGAAAAAGCAATAGGCGAATTTGCAAAAGCTTCTCTCTTTGAACTAAACGACGAGTTTACTCGAGCCGAATTTGTAAATAACGTAGAACCTCTACTTCGCGAAGTAAAGGGTCGACGCGGTCTTACAGACTTTAAAGTAGTCTGCGATGAGACAAACAATACCGCTTCAGTAGTAGATAGAAATGAATTTGTGGCAACGATCTTCATCAAGCCAGCACGCTCAATAAACTTCATAACTTTGAATTTTGTTGCGACTCGAACAGGTGCTGACTTCGAAGAAGTAGTTGGCATATAGTAGCGGTAAGGAGAAAACAAAATGGCTATTCTAGGAGTAGATGATTTTAAAGCAAAACTACGTGGTGGTGGTGCTCGCTCTAATTTATTTAAAGCTACAATTAACTTTCCAGGTTATGCAGCTGGTGATGTTGAATTGACATCCTTCATGTGTAAGGGTGCACAACTTCCTCAATCAGTTATCGAAGAAGTACCTATCTCGTTTCGTGGAAGATTACTGAAAATTGCTGGTGAAAGGTCATTCGAACCTTGGTCAGTAACAGTTCTTAATGATACTGATTTCGGTACACGTGACGCAATGGAAAGATGGATGAATGGTATTAACGGACATACTACTAACGTTGGTTTAGTAAATCCTGTTGATTACCAGGCTGACTTAATTGTTGAGCAATTAGATAGAGATGGCACATCGATTAAACGATACGATTTTAGAGGCGCATTCCCAACAACTGTTGGAGAAATCGATCTAGATTACGATACAGCTGGACAGATAGAACAATTTGTCGTAAGCTTTACGTATCAGTATTGGGAGTCAAATACCACTTCGTAAGAAGTTATAAATAAACGTGAAGGGCTGAAAGGCCCTTTACTAAACTATTTTTTGTGGAAGAGAACATGGCAGAGAATAACGGATTTACATTATTTGGATTTGAAATACGTAGGAAACAAGACAAGGTTTCTAAAAAGAATCAAATGGATTCTATTGTACCTCCTATTGATGAGGATGGTGCTGGATACGTAACTGCATCCGGATCACACTTTGGTCAATATGTTAATATTGACGGTGACGAATTTAAAGATAATATATTAAAGATTAAGCAATACCGTGGTGTTGCTATGCATCCAGAAGTTGATGCGGCGATTGAAGACATTGTGAATGAATCAGTATCTATTGCAGATGATGGTTCTACCGTATCAATGAATATGGATAATGTTAAAATATCAGATAAAATTAAAAAGAATATCACAGAAGAATTTCAAAACATATGTATAATGCTTAAGTTTAACGAACTAGGGCATGACATCTTCCGTCGTTGGTATGTGGACGGTCGAATTTATCATCATCTCGTAGTTAACGAAGCAAATATGAAGATGGGTATTCAAGATATCCGTCCCATTGATGCTACGAAGATACGTAAAGTAAAAGAGATTAAAAAGAAGAAAGACCCGGTTACCGGTGCTGAACTTATTGAAAAGGTTGACGAGCATTTTATTTACCAAGAGAAACCAGGTCAAACTAAGCAAGGCGTTAAACTTACAACTGACGCCGTGAGTTATGTTACATCTGGTCTACTAGATCAAGATCGTAAGAGAGTTATATCATATCTTCAGAAATCACTGAAGCCATTAAACCAGTTAAGAATGATGGAAGACTCACTAGTCATCTATCGTCTTGCACGTGCACCTGAACGTCGTATCTTTTATATCGATGTAGGTAACATGCCAACTGGTAAAGCTGAAGAGTATATGAAGAAGATCATGACTCAATACCGAAATAAGTTGGTATATGATGCTACGACTGGTAGACTAAAAGATGATCGTAAGCATATGTCAATGCTAGAAGATTTTTGGTTACCAAGAAAAGAAGGTGGCCGTGGTACAGAGATTAGTACATTACCAGGTGGTGAAAACCTT